AATATAGGTCGTGCATGCCAAGAACTTGCATCGCACGCCGGTACATGTGGGGGGGAATATTTTCCAAAATTTCTTCCAAAATTGCACCACTGTACTTGTAGGAAAGACCATCACTCGCGGCCGAGTAGTCAATTGAAAACCACTCGTAGTCAGGTCTAGACTTTTCCTTAAGATCCACCATGTCCGTCGTCAAGAATGGACGACCAATAAGACGGAAACAATCCCATCGTCTTAGAATCCCGTGTATCACCTTTTGGACAGGCTTCATGCTATAATAGGGTATGGATTCCCCTTTTGAAATAACACGAACTTTCATAGGCTCAAGAACGCCTTGTATGATACACTTAAGTCTCCGGGACGTGTCAAATTCACGTTCCCTCTCATGGAGATCAATCCAGGAGTCATAGCCGGCGCTCCGCCGTGACTCAACTACCACTGGACCACGGTGGTGTTTCTGAGAGTTAGAACGATAAGAAACCTCGTTCATACTCACCAATTCGTCAGTCGCGAGGAAATCATCTTCTCCCTCATCAACTATGTCTTTGATTTCACCGAATTGGCCGAGCTCCCGTCTGCTTCGTTCAAAGCAAGCAGAACCAGAGGGCGTATACTCTGTAAAAGGTACAGAGGACGCGAGCTCATTTGAAACCTGGTACTTCAGCTTCTTGATTACATGCTGAAAAGTAGGGTCGGAGAAGATAGCCTCAATGGTCTCATCTCTCCCATCATCCACAGATGTTAACATCTTAAGGTGATCCTGATATGTCTTCTCGATCATATCGACCCCTGCAGGAAGGGTACATCGTTTTCCCTGCAGCCAAGAATACCAAAGATGGGTATTCTTACGATTGAAAGCATTCAATCGATTTTTCCACCATCTACGGAAGGCACCAGCTGGTGCAAACACCCTGTCAGGGGCTTCCGGAGGATCGTTTCTGAGATACTTTGCGAGAGGGTAGGTCAATGCGTGTTTTGCACGCTTAAGCCACACCTTTTCACTTTCTGAGTCATCCAGATATTGTCTCATCTGTTTATTCATGAGATCAATAAGAATGCCCGCGCATCCATGATGTCGCAGTACCATTCTAAGTCCTCGTAGCAACGCCGTAGTACGATCTTGTACAGAAACGGCTTCCTTCTTCGTACCTAGGGGAAGCTCGTCCATCGCTTTCGATGGGGTAGCGCTACATAACTCTAACTTACGATTTTCGTAGGTATCCTCCTTTGATAGGCAGGACATAGTAAGCTATAATTAGATAGCGGGAAATAGGCTATGGATTTGTTTTCGAACTGATCTGGC